ATGTATAACCAAGGAATAAACATGCCTAAAATTTTAAACATCTCGCAGGTAAAAAAACTAACCCACGATGACAAAAAGCTTAAAAACCACTCCATTGATAGCACTTGCTCGCTTTACCTTGCTTGTTTTGACAATGGCACTAAAATTTATAAGATGCGCACAAAAAGTGGCTATATAACGATAGGGCGGTATGAGGATATAAGCTTAGCAGAAGCAAGGGATATGGCAAAGAGCATGAGAAAAGAAAAGCTTGGCTTAGGAGTAAAGAGCAAAGCCCTTGGCGAGTGCTTTTATGAGTGGCTAGATATAAAGATACCGCACATTGATGACGAAAAGACAAGGCAGAAACGTCGCAAGCAGATAAATAGGATAAATAAGCACATCTTAAAGCCACTTGGCAGCAAAAATATTAGTGAGATAACAAAGCAGGATATTTTGGATGCGACTAAGGGTGTGAGCTTGGAGAGTGCAAAGAAAATTTTAACAACGCTAAGATATGTTTTTAAATTTGCTAGGGGAAATGGTTTTGTAAAGGATATTAGTTTTTTGCTTGAAATAATAGAGGATAAAAGAGATATTTTTGTAAATAAAAAGGTCGAGCATAGAAAAGGCATAACAAGCGAGCTTAGGTTAAAAGAGATAATCACCTGCGTTCATGAAGCAAGGATAAACCAAGTGGTTAAAAATATGTTTTTCTTTAACCTTTTAACCGCACAGCGACCCCACCAAATAAGAGAGCTTACATGGGATAGGGTGGATTTGCAAAAAGGGCTTATTTACTTTTACGAAGAGCAAAACAAGACTGGACTAAACGTGAGACTGCCGCTATCAAAGCAAGCGATTGAGATTTTAAATTTTCAGCGCGCTATTAACGATAACGGCAAGGCAGTCTTTAAATCTCCTTTTAACTCACGTGTTAGCGGTCAAGCCTTTTGCGATGCTGTGCTTTTAAAAACGCTAAAAAGTATCGGCATAAACGACCTTCACGCACACGGCTTTCGCGCTACTTTTGCTACCTTTGCGATCCGCGCAAATGAGGGCAACAAAGCGATGTTTGAAAAAAGAGTGATAGATGAGATATTGCTTCACACGGTAGGCAGTGACGTGGATAAGGCTTATTTTAGGGATTTTAACACGAGTGAGCAACTTCGCGTTTTGCAATGGTGGGATAATTTTTTATTTGAGCTTTGCGGTTTTAAATTTTGCCAAATCAGCCTCTAACCAATCAAGCGGATAGCGGATAACGCCGTTCATCTCGATGTATCTGGGGACAAATTCATACTTATTTTTGTTTTTTGGCATACGCATAAGGGCTAAAATGTTGCTGTTTTTAGAATAACCCAAAAACTCCGTAGCCTCTTTTTGGTTTAATAGCCTTTGGTCCATTTCTTATCCTTTATGTAATCTTTTAAATCTCGTAGGGCACGCCGTAAATAGCGGACATCGCATTTAAAGAGCAAACCTTGTATTTGCTCGACTAGCTTTGTTTTCTCATTGTGTGCCTCACAAAATGCCTCTAGGTTTGCAAGGGCGGTTAAATGTTTATCTTTTTCTGGGCTACTCATTGAGTAACTCCTTGCTTTCATAGATGTTGCCTAAGACTTCAACACTTTTTATATCTGAGGACATAAACGTAAAATAGTCTTCCATGGTGGTTTCTACTAGATACATAGCATTACCTTTATAGTAGATGACTTCTCCTATACGTTTCTCATTCGTTTGTGTAGTAACTATCTTTACGATATTCCCTGTATAAATCTCAATACCTTTACTATCGCAGAGATCTATAAACTCCATTGGCTCGAATTGCCCTCGAGTAAATCTATAGGGTTCCTCAGCTAGCTCTTCATCAGTTATTACGATACTTTGAACTTCTCCGCTAGGTAGTAGTTCTAGTTGTTCTACATTAACTATCTTGTCGTATTCTCTGATGTATGCTTTATACTTAATGTTTCTCATATTATCCCTCCCTCTGCAAAACGAGCAGTTATATCTATTACTTTTTTCTTTATGAAGCCTTTAGGGTCTTTTTTAAACTCCTTAAACCTATACAATATAAGAAAAGGCAAAGTTACAAAAAACGTATACAAAAAGAAAATACCAAGCCCTATGTAATAAACTAGCTTGCTTAAAAAAATAAAGGCTACTATTAACATTGCACCTATACAAGTTGCAGCCACCACTATACACACTAAGACGCTTTCATATATGTCTTTCATTAGTTCTCCTTTCAACTTCAAATGCTTCAATAACTTCACACAGTATATACTCTATACTAGCAGTGTATGGCTTACTCATTAGCTGCCTTATTTCCTCTTCAAATACCAAGAGGCAATCTTTTTTAAACTTAGCGATAACGCTCGCACATCCGTCAGGAGAATATCCATCTACTGAATAATCTACTATATCAGCAAACTTATTTAGATGCTCTTTGCAAGAAATAAGTATAGTAAGGCTCTTTATTACTTGACCTGCCTTGACATATTGAATAGGCGTTATCTTTCCATTATGCATTAAGTAGTTTTCTATTGTTGCCCTCATTAGTTCTCCTTTAGTTTAAACCCAATAGAATAAATGGGTTGCCAAACTATGGCGTCAGATTGTCTTTTATATAACTCTTCCATATTTGGTATCCTTTGTCTGGATAAATCGCATAAGATACTCCACTTATCACCGTAGATGGTCTTGCCTTCAAAAAACCATAGGACATCTCGTTCATTAATGTAATTTTTATCTACGTCAATAATAGGTGCGCCTAGGTGGTCTTTAAAACAATAGCGCCCAAGCTTAATGTCGGTAACTTCAAAACGAGTAGGGTTAGCTTGATGTTCGTCTTTTTTAGCTAACAGGACATCACCAGCCTTAAACTTAGCAGCTGCTTCAGGTTTTTTCCTATATTTATCTTCCTCAAAATTCCAATCATCATAAATCTTTGCCTCCCACACATCTTCATCTTCGTCATAAACCTCTATTGGCTTACCCTCTGCATAAGCCTTAATAACTTCTATTTTTTCTTCTAGTGTCATCATATATCCTTTTCAAATATTCTCAATATAAAAATAAGCCAGTGTTTGGCTATCCTCAGCCTCTTTGCGATATTTTGTATCGCAACTCTTGTTCGATATGTAGGCGATTTTCTCTTTGTTCGCCGCATAAAAATCAACCAGTATCGGAGCCAGCCTTTGCCCCTTGCGTTCATTTGGCGCTAAGCGCAAATAAAGCAGATCACACGCTAGTTGTGGAGCTGTCGTGCTAAAGCTCTTTTTGGCAATGCTCGCCTTGTTATCCAAAGCGTTTATTTGGGTTTCTATCCGCCTTTTAAAGGCGTGATAGTGTCCGACTATCGGCGTCATCGCCTCGATCAGCTCATCGATAAATTTGCTCGCTTTTTTGTTTATAAATAATCCTAGCTTTTCAGTGCTATCCATCTGTAAAAAACTATACGCCATTACAAAAATGGCTGCGTCTTTTAGCTCAGCCGTTGTCATCGCTCACTCCGTTTAGATTTTTGCCTTTTAATATTTGTAGCACCTCTTGCTTTGAAAATTTAGAGGCTGGGCTTAGCTCAATCTTGCTAAGCCAGTAGCGATCTAGTTTTTCGCAGTAGTATTTCATCGCACTTTCAAAGTTTAACCGCTGTGGCAGTGGCACGCCTATCTTAAACGTGCCATTTACTATCTTCATCTTATCTTTTGCACTCATAATCGCTTCGCCGTAAGTCATTTTCTTTTCCTTTTTAGAAGTAATTTTTTTAAGCGGTGCTTGTTGGTATTGCCACTAAATTTTTTGCCCATTTTTTAACCTTTTGCCTGTTCGCCTATTTTTAATAAAATTTCACACAAGCGAGACATAATGGGGCTACGCCCTAGATATACGCCATAAGTTCTATAATTTTCGCCGCGCTCAGCATACTCTCTAGCTTCGCGATCGCTAAAAGTAAATACCATTCTTTCATCTACCACCCACCTTTGCGTAGTCGGGTAATAAGAATAGTCGTTTATTTTCTCTCGATCTCTTATATATTCTTGCAAATCGTCGTTGTCATTCACGTTCAAAAGAATGCCAAGTTCCTTTATCAATTCTAGTCTTTGGGTGTCACTATCGGCATCTATTAGGTTTTCGTGTATTTCGTCTATTAGGTATGCTTTTGCCTGCTTAAGCCCCTCAGCCACGACAGCCCCTTCGTTAAATAGTGTCCAATTATCAGCAAATTCCTCATCTGTGATAAAAATCTCTTTCTTTTGGACTGTCAGACCATAGGGCTGAGCAGTGTCTCTAGTGTCTTGGTTAAGCATTTCTTTCCCCAAATCCATTAAAAATTTCGTATCTTCATCAGATAAATAAAATGAAAACCCCTCATTATCTTGTATCACATTAGCTCCTTTAATATTTTACTTGTCAAACAAAATTAATCAGTAAAAGCCCTAAATATCGGCTTTTGTATGGCTGTATTAAGCTTATACTAAGCCAACTATCAAACAACCGTCAAGCAATTAAAACGGTATAGTTTCGTCGCCACTTTCGTATTTGTCGGCTTCCACATCTATCTCATAGTCATCGACAGGCTGTTTTTGCTGCTGCGGCTTCTTAGGCGCTACTTGCTGCGGGCGCTGGCTTGAATAGCCTCCTTGCTGATAGCCTTGATTGTTTTGCGTCGCCTAGCATTTCCATACTTTCAACGGCGATAGAGTGCTTTGAGCGGTTTTGTCCGTTATTGTCGGTCCACTGATCAAATTTAAGTCTTCCTTCGATAAGAAGCTTTGATCCCTTGTTGAGATATTGGTTCGCTATCTCAGCTTGCTTACCGAAAAATGTTATATCGACAAAGCACGTCTCCTCTCTTTTTTCGCCATTTAGCGTGTATTTATGAGTGACGGCAATGCCGCAGCTACCTATCGCAGCGCCGCCTTGGGTGTATCGCAGCTCAATATCCCTTGTTAAATTCCCCACTAAAACTATTTTGTTAAACATTATTACCCCTTTTTAGATTTAGTCATACCATAATCTAAGCGTACCGTCGTCTTCTATGCTTAGCTCATCGGGTATAGCTCCGCCGAATAAAAATAGCCAGCCCGTAAAATTCGGATCTAATTTCGTTAAGTGGATAATATCAATATAAAAGGTATCAATATGTGAATATTCGCCCCTTTCAAGACTATCCACTATCTCTTGTGGCAAAAGAAGTAAATCATATCCGATTAGCTCGCATGTAGCTTTTATATCACCGTAGGTTATGTCGTGGTTGCCTTCCACTATGAGGCCGTCGGTAAGCTCCTCATTATCAAGCTCGGCGATTTTTTTAAAAATTCTCTCAAAATCGGCTTTGTCTTTTATTCTGTATTTTGGCTCTATCATTTATCCGCCTCCAAATTTCTTGTTAAATTTCCAACTATTACTATTTTGTTAAACATCTCTTAGCCTTTCTTCTGTTTGCCCTTATTCTTTGGCTCTTATCATAAGCGCCTTTTGTACGTCTAGTTTTTGAGTGTGGCATGTGGGCTTTACTATTTGTGTTTGTGGCGCACTTTGAAAAATCATCTGCGCCGTTTAACCCAGCAAACAATGCACTTAAAATTCCTAATGCTTTCATTTTTAGTTCCTTAAATTTTCCATTAGCGCGTCAATGCTGTTTGGATCGTTTAGATAGGCAGTAGCCTCATCAATACTTAGCCTCTCAACTAATTTTTCAGCCTCTGTTTCACTTGCGCCTCGTTTCACTAGCTCGCTTTGCAAAGCGTCAAGCGGCAGCACATCCTCGTTTACGTCGATCTCAACTTCAATGGGCGCGGCTTCTATAAATTCGGCGTCGCCAACTGTCAATTTTTGGTTTACAGTTGAGCTATTTGGTTTTTCCGAACTATTCAAAAGCTCGTTTAAATTTTGAGTTTTAGGCGTTTGCAATTTTTGCGGCCGCTTATCGTCTTTGTCCTCGTTTTCGCCGACTTCGTCGACGGAGTAAAGCCCCGAAATGTCAAAAGCCTTTCGTAAGGCTTGGCTTTCGGCGACTTTTTTTAACATCGTTTCGGGTTTCTCGCGCCAAAATTTCGTTATCTCGCCTTTCCCCGTCCTTTGGACGTATTCGCCATAACTTACCTCGGCGCAAAACGGACGCTCGTTATCCGTGCGATACACTCGCGCCGTCGCAACCAGTTCATTTTTATTCATCCATTCGCCGTCTTGCAAAACGGCTTTTTGCTTTATGGCGCACTCGCTTTCGATGCCCGCAAATTTACCGCTTCTATGCGCTAGGGTTAAAAAGCTGTCGCGCCCTGCTAGCGGCTCTATTTTGGATATTCTTTGCCCATTTATATTGGTGACGCGCTCGACGAAATAAATTTGCTTTAAAATGGGATTTAAATTAAAAGTTTCGGCGACTTTCATACAATAAATCATATCCATATCGGTAGCGTTTGGCGGGAAAAACTGCGCCTTTATAATTTTTTTCTCGTCTTGGCTTAGCCAGTTGCTTTTTGCTATCTGCTCTGCTTGCGTTTTAGTTTGTTGTATTTGGTTCATTTGTCTATCCTTTCTATTTTTACTTCGCTATCTATAAAAGGTGCGCCACTATTCCCCCATCCGTCCATTATTTTTCCCGTAGGCGCAAATTCTTTACCGTCGTAAAAAATCTCCATTAGATACTCGCCATCAAAATCTAAATTAAAGTAGCCATCATTCACGGGTTCAACGTCTGTTTCTATCTCAATGCCTCTAAAACTTGCTTTTACTTTCATTTTTTTATCCTTTCAAATTTATGCCGCAGTTATGTAATTTTCTTTGCGGTATTCATAGCTGTGCGCTTCATCTTTAGCGATGTCGGAGTAGATAAGCTCCATATCCTCCTCGCCGTATTCTTTTTCGGCGGCGATGTAGTCCATATACCGCGTTAAAAGCTCTTGGTATTTGCTGCGGCCTTTTTCTAGCAATTCCTCGCTTGCCCGCACTAAAAACGGGATATGCGGCGCAGATTTAGGCACGCAAAGCCACCCCGTGTATTTGAGCGAGGTTTTATATCCGCACAAATTTAAAACGTCGGTATAGTAGGCTAGCGATAAGTCGTAGTTATACGGCTCGATCAACTTCTCAAACTCGTCTTTGTTGTTAGCTTTCGTGGTTTTTAGATCGTAAAGCAGTCCCATTTTGCGGATATAAATATCAGGGCGCGCTTGCATAAGCAAATCTGCGTCTTTGTGGTAGTAGAAAAAACTCACTTCTTTGTCTGCATATTTTAAAAACGGCACGAACCTATTTACAAACACTGCTAGCTTTTGATACTGTTCTAGCATGCCTTTGCCGACTACTATCTTGTCCGGATTGGCTTCTCGTAGCGCCTCAGCCTTTTTTGTGTCAAGCCCAACAGTAGGGCTTTCGATGTAGGTTTTTTCGATATTTTCGGGCGTCAAAATGCAGTCGTGACAAAGCGTGCCCTCGTCGAAACAAGGCTTCCAAAGGTCGAATTCATGCCTAAATTTAAAGGCTCTTACGCTTTTTCGTATCAAATCGAAACGGGTCGAGCTAAGCCCGCCCGCCTCGTGATAGTCTTTGTTTGGCAGCCCCTTTATCATCGTGTTTAGGGGGTGCTTAATCCCCTTAAACCCGCCCAAATCTATTTCAAGCATTTAACACCTCGATTTTGCTTAAATTTGTTATGCCAGCCGTGGTTAGCATCTCTTTGATTTTATCCGCTAGCTTGTCGTGCGGAGCGTTTGCTGGAGCTTTGACCTCAAACTCGGCACGGATTGTATAGATAGCTTTGCCGTTTTCAGCTTCGCGTGGTTTTTGCAAAATTTCACGTTGTGCGTCATAAAAAGCTTGTGGGGTTGGGTTTGCTTGCTCGGCTTTTGCGCGCTCGATCGCCTCTTGTTTTTCTCTTTCGGCCCTTGCTAGTAGTTCAGCCTCTCTTTGTGCGGCTTTTGCTTCTAGCTCCGTCTTTTCTCTAGCTGCTCGCTCCTCTGCTTCACGTCTTGCTTGCGCTGCTATTTCGGCATCTCTAGCCGCTTTTTCTTGCTCTGCGATCTTGGCCTGCAAGATTTCATTTTCAAGGGCTTGTATTTTATTTTCTATTGCGTCTTTTGTGGCTTTTGCTAGAGTGCCCGCAGGCGTTACCGCGCTTAGCTTGATTAGATCGGACGTATTTATTCTTTCAAAATTTAGCCCTTTTTCATCGCAAAGAGCTTTTGTATATTCACTTATTTTTGCTGAGATAATTTCAAGCTTTGCATTTTCAAAATTAGCCACGCCGTCGGCTATCTTTTGACGACCATCTGTGATGATAGCCTCAATCTCTTTTTTCTCGGCTTTCAGTTGATTTACTGGGGCTGAAATTTTATCAATATAAAATTTGTATCGCTCGCCAATCTCTGTTTTAACCTTATTAAAATTTGCCATTACTTTTTTGGCTTCTGGGATATTTTCCTCAGTTACGTTGATAGAGTATTTTTCTACTTGTCTATTCGCTTCAGCCTTTAGCTCCTCAAAATTAGTAGTCAATTTTTGACTATCTGCAGTTTGTGCCTCATAAGTTACGATTAATTCCATTATTTTGACCCTTTCTGATATTTTTAAACGTATTTATCTTTTATGTTAAAATTTCTCAATTTTTTAACAATGTTTTAAGCCCATAATTTTTGAGCTATTTCTAATTTTGCCGTTAGGTCTTTAACGGCTTTTGTCGCATAGGTTAAGCTGTAACTATGTTCTCTTTTTATTGTGCCGTTCTTTAGCCCTTGTTGACGAGTTTTGGCTTTTTCTAATTGTTTAGAAAAATACTCTAAACTTTCAGGCATTGATAAATTTATTTCCTCTGCCTTAGCTTCCCAGTATTCTGCCTTGCGTGCCCTTTCGTCGGCTATTTTTTCCTCTTTTACGGCGTTTCCGATCCTATTCCAGTTGCGCTCAATTAAAGCCCTATGCCTATGTTCACTATGGTGTCCTATTTTGATAGGCTCGGCTAGTCTTAGAAACTCTGCCCCTTCTTGGCTTTTTTTGTGCCACTCATGGCTTTTTACTTCGTGTAAAGCCTGCGAATTTCTGTATTTGTCGGCTTTTCTTTCAGCATAGCTTAACTCTTCTAGGCGGACAATCGAATAATAAAATTTGTTATTTTTTTCGGCTACCAAGTTATAAATTTCGCAATACACCTCTTTGCCGTATTGTGTTTCAAGAGCTATTATTTCGCCCTTATTGTGCTTTTCGTCGCATTCTGCCACCCACACATTAGGGCAGTATTTTTTAAACGTTGCCATTTTTTAACCTTTCTAATATCCTTTTAAACTCTCCCCAAGTCATACCAGGCTCGCCGTAAAACTCAACAAGCCTCATCAGAATATAAGAGCGCATTCTCTGCCTCCTCTCGTAGCTTGTTGAGTGTTTGCTTATAAGTAGTCGTGTAGCTTTTAAAAGCCTCGTTGCTCATACCTACTTCAACGCAAAGCACATACACCAAAGCTGCATAAGCGAAAAAGTCCTTACTGCAATGCTCGATAAGTAGATCAACTATTTCATTGCTGTTTTCGCCAAGGGCGTTTTTAAACGTGTCATAATGGCGGTTATATACAGCTTTAATATCACTCATTAGTGGGTCGAACTCTTGATTTAAATTTATGTGTGCCGCGTCGCTTTCGGCACGTGTTAGGTTGTAGTTTAAGCTCATTTTTTAGCTCCTTTAAATACCAGTTATACTTTCAACATCTTTTCTTTTAAAAGAAAAAGTCATATCACGTCCCCCTCGGGATAAGGAAAAAACAACAACGTCTTCTTTTATGTTATAGTTTTCATTTTTTCTTAAAAATAGAATATTTTCATCATCCATTCTACTTTTAAAAACAACCTTGTTGGTCGCTGCATCTCGTGCCGTATATTTAAAAAATCTAGTTTTCATTTTTAACTCCTTTTGATATTTAAATAGGCGATATTTTTTATCTCGCCACCGTTGCTAAAAAACACCCTAAAAAATTTAATTAGCCTTTTCACCTCTAGCTCCTTTTTCTAATAGAAACCTTGCTCACCACCGCCGTCTGAAAGATGTTAAAAATTAATTTAGCTTGCAAAAGCAATTTTTAAAGGAAAATTTTTTATATAAAAAGTGTTAGCAGGCTTTCGCCTACTCCAAGCAAGCAAGGCTTTTATTAGAAAAAGTAGTGTTTTTCGTTTTACTCAAAACCCTGTGAAAAACTATCCTAAATCAGGGCTGGTGCTGAGTGATAGATTTTCGCCCTATCACTGACGCTTCAGATTGAAACGTGATTGACCTGCAAAACTCGCAGGAGGCTCACTCTGTCAGCTTACGCTTGAAGCCTATCTACTTTTTGTTTCGATGAGAGAATGTTAATATTATTTACATTATAAAAAGCTTAAATATGTTAATATATTTTACATTTTTTAAAAAATAGATAGTTGTTTTTAAAAATAGGCTGGGGTATAATTAGCAAAATTACTTTAAAGGAGTTGTTGTGGGTGTTTTTCGTTTTTTAATTTTTGGACACTTTCTTTTTGAAGCAGTTTTTTTTCTTTGTGCATTTTGTTTCTCGATATATCTCTTTTTTATAGATCTAAAATTGGCAGTATTGTTTTTTATTGGGCTAAATGCCTATTATTGGGTAAACAAATTCCTTTTTAATTGGTTAATAAGCGAGAACCCATCAGAAGAAGCAAAAAACACAATAAGCACGAGATTTTTTAAAATTTTATTTATTTTTATTGGAGGAGCTTTTTTAATAGGTAAAATATCAATAGCTGGGGTAATGGTAGATAGTGCTTTTATAAGCGGCTACCAGACTTATGGGGTAGAAAAATATAAATTGCAAAATGAAGGGGACGACAAAGTTTTTGAAACTAATATAGGGCGTTTTATTTTAAAAAAATATGACAAGCAATATATTAATTTAGACTTTGAAGCCAGAAAGTGTTTGTTTGAATACTATTGTCCTGATGAAGATTTTGTAAATAATTTGTTTTTTGTGTATAGGAGAGACTATCCGCAAGAAATAAAAAATATAGCATATACAAATGGCTTTATAAAGGCAACAGAAGAGGGTAAAAAGATTTTAAAAACCGTAAAACTTGAGCCTAAGAGTGCTGACGACGTAGAGGCATTTTTGCAAAAAATGGATTGGTGGCATGGCAAAAGGATAGAAAATTTTGTTTATGAGTATTCCGACATTTATCTTGTCGTTTGCTGCATTGGGTATGGCTTCTTATTTGCTCTTTTGGTCTTACAATATCTTTTTTTTGGTAAATGGGGATTAAGCTGGCTATTCCCTAATAGCAAGTTTTAACGTTTTCTCCACGCCCATGGCGGAGTAGGATCGCTACTCTGCCAAAGCCCAAATTTTGCCTTCTTACGGGGCGCGATTATGGCAAAGGTTTATGCCTAGTTGCCTTAACATCTCAAAAGGCGTTATATAACGTACGTCGTAATAGTCGCAAACGTTGGGTATTTTTATTTTCGAAGAGTTGTGCGGAACAGCCTTTTCGTTCGTTACTATCGTATAGTTTAGATGTTTTGCCGTTGCGATAAGCAGCGGATCGGCGCCGCTTAAAAATCTATCTTTTTCGGGTTGGGAAAAGCTTGGGGAAATTCTACCTTGCATTACATCGTTGGCTATGCCGCTAAATATCGCTTGTACCTCTGCGGCAGTATCGTCTAAGACGGTCGGGTTAAGATTCAATACCCAGTTTGCGATCTCGTCGTCGTGGGCTAAAATTTCGCGCTGGACGCTACTTATCAGGTTTATATCGTTGCCTACTAATTTATCTTGAACGAAAGCCCAAAAGCCAGAGCAAAAATCAAACGGGTAATACGAGTTTTTGGCGGTTATTAAAATATTCGTATCTATCAAATACATATCAAGACCTAATCTCTTTTGCCACTTTGTTTATCAGGTCGGTATTTTTAAAACCTAATAAACTTGCGCCGTTCGTGTACGTCTCGTCGCCGCTTAAAACTGAGCTGGTAACGACAAAAGTAAATAAATAGCCGTTTCTTACTCTGACCATAACCTCGGGCGGCGGAGCCCCGCTCGGTCTCGTTTTGGGTATCCGGCTAAGTCTCTCCAGCTCGGCGTTGTATAGCTCTTGATACCTGCGCAGGGCGAGTAGGCTTAGGCTTCTTAGCCTATTTAACACCGCTAGAGTGCTAACGCTAAACCGATCGGCTATACACTCAAGCCACCTATCGTCGTCAAATTCTCTAAACGCTTTTTGAATTTTTGTTTTGGGCATTAGGATTTTGGCAGCTATTTCGTTGCAAGCAAGCTCTATTTTGTTGTTCTCTCGTATATCCGAATCGGATATACCGCTTTGCCCTATCCAAAGATGAGCTACTTCGTGCATAAGCGTGAAAATTTGACCTGCTTTGCTGTCGTTGGTATTTATGAAAATTAACGGGGCGAATTCGTCGAATATCGCAAATCCTCTAAAAGTATCAAGGTTTAATTTTTTTTTGGTGTTGCCCCTAAGAATGCTATTTCGCATAACCAAAATGCCTAATTTTTCTATCTTTTCTATCAAATTTTTAAGCATTCGATCTTTGTCGCATCCGCTGCCGACTAGGTCTTGGATTTCAAGTCGCGCCGTTACGTCGTCGGCGATCTCTTGCGTGTCGTCGGAGCCTTTAAATCTACCTATCGCTTCGCACTTCAGAATGCCGTTTGTCTTGGCGTATTCTTTAAACCACTCTTGCTTTTGCTTAACGTCGTTTACTACGGTTTTTAGCTCTAGCGGTATCTGCGCTAAGCCGCCGTTTCCGATAGTCCTTAGATCGGGGATGATTTCTTGCTCTTTAGGGGGTTCTTTGAGCCATAAATACCCAAACGGAATTTGTAGCGTTTTAGCAATATCGACAGCTTGCTTAAACGTCGGTCTTGCCTTGCCGCTTACCCATTGCTCCGCTTTCTTATGGATACTCTCTGCGCTAACGCCAGCGCGCTTTATAGCCCACTCTAGCACGCTCGGCGTTATAAAGGCTTCGTTCGTACGCATCATCCCCTCTTTAAGTTTTCAATTGTTATCAAATTTTACTAGAATTTAGCAAAATATACTATAAATTTCTAAAACCTCTTTGAATTTATGGAGTAGCTGCCGACTACGCGAGGGCTATCTTATGCCCTGATCGTCGAATACTAGCCCCTTATAAAACTTTATTTTTATGTTAATATCATTTGTTGTTTTATTCTTTTACTCCCTCACCCCTGTAATTTCGTTTTTGCGCCGTTAACCAAATTTTTCATCCATTATTTTTTTAGCCTCATGGTGTTCAAGTCTATCCACATCATATATCATATAAACATCGGCATTTTCATTGTGATAAAAATTACCAAACAGTAAAGTATTTATTGGAACAAATCCATATCTTTCACACTCTTTATCAAAGGTAAAAGAATTCATAAGACTTCTTTGTCCATTAAAATAATAGCCATTTTTAGAAACTTCATCGTATATAAGTTTAAATTGTTTTCGTGTCATAGGTTTTTCTTTTTTTGCATTTTAATATAATATTTTTACTATATTACGGCTGTAATCTCTCCGGTATCGTTATTCTTGTAAAATACATAGTCATCCTCGTGTCCGCATTTGGGACACACGACATTTTTTGCAATATACCCTGTTTCATATTGATCATAAATTTCTACTTTTTCAACCTCGTCTCCAATATCCTGTATTTCAGCATTACAGTTTTTGCACTTAAATTTTGACATCTTTTATATCCTTATCTTTTTGTTGTTTTTATCTCATTAGAGAAGCCGAAATTCAACTTAGTATTATTGATTTCGTCGCTATCTTTTTTAATAGTTTTTATCTTAAATATACTGTTGGGATTGTATGGGATAAGTTCTATCGCGTCTAATTCCTTATTGTCGTAAAATACTTTAATAGCTTCCTCTCCGTTTAATTTATAGCGCACCATTTTACTATTTGATCCCATAATCCTCAAACGTTAGCCCTTTATATACTTCGCAATGGACTTTACCGCAGACTTTACCAAGTATCTCGCACTCGTAGCCCTCTTTATGTGGATACATATCGCTGTACTTTGGGTTTAGACTTATTAGCTTAATTTTATTTTGTGGCAAAAACTCGACACGCTTGATATAAACAACGTCATCCACTCTAACGATATAAACGCCAGCGATACGGATAAAATCGCCTCTGCCTGCTACCATATCAGCAATAGCCCAGTCGCCCTCGTAAAAGTCAGGCTCCATGCTATCACCCACTACTTCAAAGATACGTAAATTTTTAGTATCAAGCCCTTTTAAAAAAGCCCTATCAACTGCGATCTTTCGCTCGTCTTTTTGAAGCATAGCGAGATCATAAACGCCCTCGCTACCTGCGCCTATACGCATTTCGGCCTTTGGAATAAACAGCATATTTCTAGGGGCATAGTCTTGTGGAATAAAGTCGGCATATTGTGAAAAATTAGTTTTTAGCTCTTTTTTAACTACACCAGCACGTTTTGCATACTCATCCTCAAAAAAGTAAAGCATATCAACATCGCAGGCACTGGCAATTTTTTCGAGTGTTTCCGTCTTTGGCTTTGCAAGATCATTTTCATATTGAGTTATAGACTCACGTCTTACTTCTACTATTTGAGATAATTGTAATTGTGTTAGCTTTTTTGCTTGTCTTGCTTTTTTGATTTTACCACCAAGTGTCATTTTTCTAACCTTTCCTAAAATGTAAATAATACTCAATAAAATGTTAAAAAGATTTACATATTTAAGCTTCTTATAATGTAAATTTTTTTAACATAAGCCTATGAAAACAAAAAAAATAAAATTAATCGACGTTGCCAAAGCAACAAATAAAACCCACGCGTCAGTCAGTTTTTGGCTAAGCGGAGGCTCGAAGCCAACTATAACCGACGTTGAAATTATGGATAAGCAGTTTGGCATTCCGCCTAACGCTTGGTATGACATAACTTCTTATGTTGTAAATAATAGCAAACGTTTTGGTAATCTTAAAATATTACGAAAGGCTCACAATGGTAACGCCTAAGTATGATATTAGCAAGGCATTCAAATTATCTAATCAAAACATCGCAAATATCGTGAAAATACAAAACAGAAAGGGATTTAGAAACGATAGCGAAGTGATCAGATTTTGCCTTGATATGGTTAGCGTTTTGATTGACAAAGAACTAGAAACACAAGTTATTGCCAAGCTTTTAGAAAATACAGCAAACGAAAAAGGATAAAAATGGTAGCAAGTAATAGCCTAGAAGCCAAACAACTCAAAAAGGCTAAAAAAATGACCCTCGCCACTCTCTTTTCAGGTATCGGCGCGCCCGAGTTTGCCGCTCGCGAAGTATTTGACGAGGTAGAGACGATATTCGCCTGCGAGATAGACAAATTCGCGCGTCAAAGCTATCTAGCCAATCACGAAGCCCCGGCAGTTTTTTACGAGGATGTTTGCGATCTTGACGCTAGAGCTTACGCCGGGCAAATAGATATTTTGATCGGAGGCAGCCCTTGCCAAGACTTTTCTATCGCTGGACAACGCGCAGGCGAGGATGGAGAGAGAGGCAACCTGATATGGCAATTTTACCGCATTGTTAGTGAAGCTCGCCCTAATGTATTCATCTACGAAAACGTCAAAGGCTTTTTGTCTATTAACAGCGGCAAAAGCTATCAAAGGTTTTTAGATGCTTTGCGGAAACTAGGCTATTTTTGTCACGCCGAGATTTTAAACACCAAAGACTACGGCATACCGCAAAATAGAGAACGATTGTATATTGTGGGTTTTTTGAACGCGGACGAATATCACGCTTTTTCTTATGCTCCAAAAATACCGCTAAAACTAAATTTGGGCGATATGCTTGATCGCGAAGTAGATGAAAAATACTTTTTGAGCGATAAGATGATCGCATGCCTTAAGAAAAAAGAAAACAACTTTCAGGGTAGCTTTGCTCCAAAGTTTTTATGCGATGTAGGGAATTGCATAATGACTACCGCGGGAAATCGTCGGACGGATAACTTCATAAAAGTAATCGGTAAGCTCGACATAAAAGGCAACGACATCTTAAAGCGCGTTTATGCTACCGACGGGGTAGCTCCTACTATACACACGGCACAAGGCGGCAATCAAGAGCCGAAAATTTTACAACGCGCACGAGGTTTTAATAAAGGCAATGAGTTTGAGCTTTGCCCTACGATAAGCTCTAGCAGCTTTGAGCAAAATAATCTACTAAAGAGCGAGCGCATACGTAAGCTAACCCCTAGAGAGTGCCTATGCCTGCAAGGGTTCCCCGAAAACTTCAAAATCGTAGTGAGCGATACGCAGGCTTATAAACAAGCGGGCAACGCGATGAGCGTCAATGTCGTAAAAATGATTTTCGAGCAAATAAAGCTCGCAAAAAATAAAGATTTTAGGCTAGGAGCGTGAAATGATCGCCGAAACAAGCATAAACGGCTACATAGCGAGCGCAGATAAACACGAGATACAAAAAACGAAGATAATGAAAGCGCTTTTTAAATACCCAAATGGTGCGTCACGACATATGTTGTCGGAAGAAACAGGGTTGCCTACTGCGACCGTAAGCGCGAGAGTAAATAACCTTGTATTTTTGGGGCGCATAAAAGAGCGAGGCAAAGATAAATGCCCTATTACTGGAGTGACTGTTAAGTGGTGCTTTTTTAACGAAAATCACTCGATGAACGAGAGTATTATAAAAAGCGAAAAGGAGCCAAGTGATGATTAAAACTCATAGCGTAGATGTTGAATTGGCTTGTAAAATAGGCTTTGATGAAGCAAATATCTTAGGACATATTGCTTATTGGACTAAACACAACAAAGATAATAATAAAAATTTTTATAATGGCAGGCATTGGACTTATAATACTCTTGATGCATTTTTAGAACAATTTCCATACTATAAAAACACGGATAAAATAAACCGAATTTTAAAGAAACTTGAAAAGATTAATGCAATAGTAAAAGGGAATTTTAACAAAAATCAATTTGACCGCACAGCTTGGTATTCTTTAGGTGATGATTTTCTTTATCTAATTGATACTAATTTTGATGTTACGAACGAGTACAAAAACGATAATTTAAAATTACAAAATCCAAATTGCGAATACGAAAAATCCATTTTGCAAAAATGCAAAATGGAAAAAGCTAAAATGCAAAATGGATATTGCGAGAATACAAAATCAATAAAGAATAATAATCAAGACAGTTCAAACACAAACCAAACAACAATTCAAACACAGACCAAACAAAACCCCCTACCCCCTAAGGGCGTTTCACTACCTGACTTCATTGATCCAAATCTTTGGCAAGACTATCTAGCCTACAAAAAAGAGCGCAAAGAAAAATTGACGCAAAAGGGTATCGAGATGAAATTTAGAGACTGGGCTAAATGGCGAGATGAAGGCATAGACGTAAACGAGTGCATAAGAGAAGCAATGCGAAATGAGTGGCAGGGCGTTTTTAGACCAAAGCCAACCTACAACAAAGCGCAAAGTGGATTAAGCCTAAGCGTAGAGGACGTAAGGCGTTTTGGTGGCGATGTAAGCTACTACATCGAGAGCACGAAAGAAACGAACCAAATAGCTACCCAAAACGTAGCGTATCTTGAAAACAAGGAGCCGTTTTAATGAACCGCATACAAACGATCAAAGAAGCGCTTGGCGTAAATGAAACCCAAGCACTAATCACAGCAGAGCTTTTAAAACCGCTAAAAGATGAGGATATTATCCCATTTTTTGCGTATAGAACAAGCTTTATTCAACCGAAGCAGTCAAGTGAGCTAATCACAAAAAACGCCGTAGCAGCTTTTAGAAAACAAAAGGCGCTAGAAGCGATCAAAGAGGGCAAATTTAGCTTTAAGAGTGTCGAGCAACTAGTAGAGTTTGTAAAGACCTTTTTTCGCAATGAAAGGCTTTGCTATGGGGCAACCTACAAAGATTTTGTAATCATCGGCGTAGATGAATACGGCAACTTAATCAACCACTACCACATCAACCAAGCAGGAAAACCAGTGCAACTAAGCAGCGATGACGAGGCGGAGGTTTATGCGTGGCTATTTGAAAACCAAAAGCGTATCGGCGTAATCAAATACGTGAGTGAAAGAGAAGTGAAAGAGAAAGAAAAAGAGCAAGCAAAAATAGAAGCGGCAAATAATACAAATTTACTCCCAGCTGATCCAGACGCACCGCTAAAAATGAGCGATGAAGCAAGAGCAAAGCTATGTTTTGGGCTATCTGCTATTGCGGCGAATATCTCAAAAAGAGCGTGAGATGAAAGCCGTTTATATCACGATAGCAGAAGTTGGAGCTAGCATAATCGCAAAGGTAGCGGACGAAAACAAAAAGATACTTGATAGCTTTGAGATAAGCCGTAAGGATGCAAGCGGAGTGCTTGAAATAATGAGAAAGTGGAATGAGAAGCACAAGGACGATGACACAAAGGGGCTATTTTGAGGCTAACTAAAAGCGAAAACAGAGCCTACCAACTAAGACTACTTGAAGCATACCCACTTTGCCAAATATGCGAGGAGCAACAAAGCATAGAGTGCCACCACGTACGCTATGGCAAATTTGGAGCAGATAAGGACGATAGCAAGCAAATAGCCGTTTGTAGAGAGTGTCATCAATGGTGTCACGCACACAAACACGAAAGCATAGAAAAATACGAGGAGGTAGCTGATGAGAATTGGCAACGTTACAGCGATTGTTAAAAGCAAATATGGCAACAAAAAAACCAAGGGCTTTGATAGTGCCAAGGAATGGCGCAGAAACCAAGAGTTAGAAATTATGCAAAGAGCTGGCGAGATAAGTGAGCTAAATAGACAAGTGCCCTTTGTGCTAATGCCTAGCTACACAATATCAGACGAAACAACAAAGCAAGGCTTTAGAACGATCCGTGAGATCAGATACATAGCGGACTTTACATACCGCCTTAAAAATGGCAAGCGGATAATAGAGGACGTAAAGGGAATGCAGACGGAAGTTTTTAAAATCAAACGAAAACTACTAGAGAGAAAAATAGCCCTCGGAGTGATAGAGGGCGAGTTTAGGATTTATTGATGGCGAAGATAAGCGACAAGACAAAAGAAGCGATCATAGCCGAGTATCAATTAGGGGCTAGCAAGAAAAGTTTAGCCTTCAAATATGACGTAAGTATAGGTGCAGTTTTTAAAATTTGCAACGGCATAAGTCAGGCAGATGCTGAATTAGTGAAACAACAAGTAGCGATAAATGCGGCTTTAGCCAACGAAAATGAAACAAAAGTGAAAGCGTTTCACGAAATAGTAGATGAAAAGACTAAACACCTGATCTATTTTCAAAACGCAGCGCTAAGAAACCAAAAGAAAGCGGACGAAATGCTAGAGATGTGCGATAGGATAGCAGACGTTGAAGCTCACAGCAGGATAACAGCCAGAAATAAAGAGACCGTGCTAGGACGCGAGGCTGAGACTGTGATAAACAATGCAAACGTGCAAAGCGAGCAAAAGATCATAATTGAGCGAAAGGAACTAAAGGGTGATGAGTGAAACTGCGCTTTGCCTAACCTATACGCCGTGGCAAAAAGAAGTCTTTTTTGAGAATACTGCACGCTTTACAACGATAGAGAAAGGTAGGCGTGTAGGATTTACCAAAGGCATAGCAAACGCTACTATCGAGTGGCTTTTAGAGGGCAAAAAAGTGCTTTGGGTAGATACTATCACATCAAACCTACAAAGATATTATGAGCGTTATTTTTTACCTGAGCTAAAGGCTCTACCAAAAGAGCTTTTTAAATTTCACGCACAGGACAAAAAGCTAAGCATCGGCGAGGGCTACCTTGATATGAGAAGCGCAGAACGTCCAGAAAATATCGAGGGCTTTGGCTACGATATAGTGATCCTAAACGAGGCTGGCATAATCTTAAAAAATGCCTACCTTTGGGACAACGCCATAAGGGCAATGCTACTAGATAACCCAAAATCAAGAGCGTTTATAGGTGGCGTGCCAAAAGGCAAAAACCGCTTTTATGATCTTGCAAAACGTGGAATGAGTGGTGAAAAAGACTGGGTAAATTTTCAAATATCAAGTTTTAACAACCCACTACTAAAAAAAGAACAAATAGATGAAATGGTGGCAGAACTTGGCGGTATAGATAGCGACGTAGTACGCCAAGAGATATACGGTGAGTTTTTAGACACAACCTCAAACGTGCTTTTTAATCTTGCTCTAATTGAAAACGCCTTTAGCACTCAGATGCCAAACGAAAAAGCCAGCATTGTTTGGGGGCTAGACGTGGCACGTGAGGGTGACGATGAAAGCGTGCTTTGTATTAGACAAGGATATGGCGTTACAAACTTTTACACATTTAGGCTTGATAGCGTTACCGCTTTGGCTAGGGAGATTTTTGGCATTTATGAGAGAAGTGAAGAGAAGCCAGATGCTATTTTTATTGATAGCGTTGGAGTTGGGGCTGGAGTATTTGATACCTTAGTAGACTTTGGCTTGCGTGGGATAGTTAGAGAGGCAAAATTTTCATACAAAGCCACAAATGAGAAGCTTTACGCCAACAAAAGAGCGGAGGCTTATTTTACGCTCAAAGAGAAATTTAGGCTACTTAGCATCGTGCCAAACGACAAACTCAAAAAACAACTTAGCACTATTAGCTTTTATTACGACAAGAAAGAGCGTTATTTGCTCTTGCCAAAAGAGAATATCAAAAAAGAGTTTGGCTTTAGCCCTGACTTGGCGGATGCCCTTGCTCTTACGTTTTTTGACCCATTGCCAGCAAAAATAAACACAATCAACTACGATGACGGAGGCGTTTGGTGAAAGAGTGTCAAAATTGGGTAGATTTGAGAAAACAAATCGAGTATATTTCAGAAAATATCGACGTAAGTTTAATTAGAAAGGTGGCAACGCTTGATGATGAGGCTTTGCGTCTTTGTTTTTGTGTGATGATTTGTGAGTGGCTTAAGGGGGTAAAATTTATCCCTACAAAACAAGCTAGAGTAAAACTTGCAACGGCTCTAAAAGAAAAAGGGGTTGATAAAAAACGAGTGAAAGAACTAACAAATGTCAGCAGAAGCACAATTTACAGAGTAGGACACGAAAATGACGAACGATGAAAGAATAAGCTACCTTGAGGAGTTAGTGCAAACAGCATACAATGGCTATGCGGAGTATAAACCATTTTTTGACAAGCTAAATGATGCGTATTTGCTTGTGCTTGAAAGCGAGCAGTATAACAGCCTCAAAGAGCGAAACAAAAGCAAAAACTACATACCAAAGCTCAACTCAAAAGCAAAAAGGATATATGACGGCCTAACCGAAACATATTTCAACAATGACACATTTGCAAAGCTAGAGCCATACATAAACTCAACGCATGATGTGATCGACAAGTGGCAAGAGGCACTAAATTTCTATTGTGACAAGATCAATTTATATAAGATTTTTTCGCCTATCTTTTTAAAAGTTGCTTTCTCGGCAAGCTCAGTAGTAAAAGTGTTTTGGGGTAAAGATGAAGCAAAGATAGAGGAAGTGGATATAAACGACATCTATTTTGATCCTGATGCCAAAAACACAGACGACATCCGCTATATCGTGCATAGAATTTACCTTACAACTAGCGATATAAAGAAGCTAATCAAAAATAAAACATTTAAGCAAATTGATCTAAGCGAGAATAGACCTTATGAGAGAATTTGTCTAAATGAGATATACGAACTAAACGACGATAAATGGAGCGTTAGCACGCTTTACAATAGCGAACTACTAAGAGATAAAGTAGAGCTAAAAGACGGACAGCCATTTATTTTTGGCTATATGTTGCCACAAACAAAACGCAACACTGATCAAACTTTTGTTTGTGCTTATGGCGAGCCAGCTCTTGCCTCGCTTTTACCCTTACAAGACGAGCTAAACGCAATCAGAAACTCAATTACAGACGTGACAAGAAACCAAGCAACGCCAAAAATCATTTTCAACCGAAGTGCAAGTATATCAAGGGCTGATTTAGAGCGCCCAAGTGGTGCGATTTTCACTGATAGCCCAGCAGACATCAAGATAGTACCGCCTGGCGACATCAACGCTTCAATGGCTACACTTCAAGTGATCGAACAAGAAATGAGCGAAGTTAGCGGAGTGAGCCCTCAACAAAACGGAGCACCAACAACTAGGCAAGAAACAGCGACAATGGCGTCAATTATGGCAAATGAGGGAAGTGTGAGGCTTCAAGGATATATAAGAACCTACAATGAGACCTTTTTTGAGCCTATATTTGAACGCCTTGCTTTTCTTGTTTGGAAATATGGAGACCCGCTATTTTTTGCAGGGTTTAATCGTGGTGAAATACCGAGCTTTAACATCAATCTAAACACTGGCATAGGCGCACTAAACAAAGAGGTGCAAAAGAAAAGTCTAATGGATGCAAGCCAAGTAATAGCAGCTCAATTTGGCATGTGCTTACAGCTCCAAGACGGTGAGGGTGCAAATAGAATGAAAGAAGCAAACGAGAAAATCTTATTAGAGCTATTGCCACTATATGGCATAAAAGACCCAGAGAATTTTATCGGAAAGGAGAGTGAGCTTGCTAAACAACTTAAGCCACAGGCTATTTTGCCAAGCGTGGCAAGCCTTGACGCAGAAGCAGGAGCTTTACCAGCTGACGCAATGCCAAGCGTTTAGGGATTTTTCAGAATATCTATTAGGGCTTTATGCGGCAAGTGTGACTGCTAGCCAAAATGATAAAAACAGCGACGAAATGAGGTTAAGGGCGATCGAGAACATTAAAACTCTCGAAAACCTTTTAAGTTTTTTTGAAAATTACAAAGAGGAGTAATAAATGACAGAGCAAGAAGCATTAAATGAATTAGTAAGTATCGTAAATGGCGACGATCAAGTAGAGCCTGAAACAAATGAAGTGGCACAAGAACCACAAGAACAGCCAGCAGAGCAACCAGTAGCAACAGAAGAGCCAAAAAAAGAGGAGCTTAATATCGAGGCTATCAAGCAAGCAATGGCTGAAGCGCTAGCAGCAAAAGAGCAACCGCAGGAGCCAGCACAGCCACAGCTTGCTCCTGAAAAACAAGCACTACTTGATAGTTTAGGTCTTGGAAATCTTGACGCACTAAAAGCGCAAATGGATCAAATCTCACAAGCTCAGGCAGCGCAAGCAGAAGAAGCTAGAAGGCAAGCGGTCTTTGACAAAAACTTAGCAGAGTTTAAAAAAGACTACCCAACAATACGCCCTGATGATTTGGCAGAGTTTGCAAAAGCTCACGGCATGAGTGATCTACTTGGTGAAAATTATGTTGGCTGGAAAGCAGTCGCTATGGGAATGATCAATGTAGCAAAAAGCAAAGAAAAGCCAGACGAAATTTTGAGTGGCTCAAATGCAAGCAGTGAGCTATCGGCATTTGATAGAGCCAAAAAAGGCGAGAACGTGAGCGATGTGGAATATGGCGCAGAGCTTTTGAAACTAGCAGGACTATAAGGAGTATAAAATGGCAGAAACTGAAAATGGCGTACTTGGAAATATTTTTAGCTGGCTTGGCGGCTCAAGTGGTGGAGATAAAAACGGTGTAGGAGGCACACCTAACTGGCTAACAGCTTTAGGAACTGGTGGCGCGTTATGGAGCGCTTATAACCAAAGCAAAATGGCGAAAAAAGCATTTAATCTAAATAAAGATGCTTACGACTTTAATAAGATGCTTTCACAAAGGCAATTGCAAAGAGAAAATCAAGCAAATCAAAATTTAGTCAATGCTTGGAATGCATCAAACTTTCATAAACAACAAGAGGAAGAGGCTTATTAATTTAAGCCTCACAAAAAGGAGCAAAAATGCCATATTTTAACCCTAACAAGGTAGATTTTAACTATAACACCAACACAATAGACGCAGTAGGCGCAACTGGTAGAGCTTTATGGGATATTTACCAAGACAGCGTAAGAAACAACTTCACAAAACAAAGGCTAGCGGAAGAGAATAGATCAAATTTAGCAACCGAACAAAATAATATAGATAGGCTAAACGAAAACATACGCCACAATATATCAACCGAAACTGAAACAGCAAACAATAACACCATAAATCAAGGTTTCAAGCGTGACGAGCTTGGGTTAAAAGGGCAAGAGTTAGGGCTAAAAGCAAACAAGTATCAAAACGATGCCTACCACAATCAATTAATGGCGAATATTGCTATGCAAAATGCAAACACAAACGCAAATAGACTTAATTTTGACGTGCAAAGATACAATAATGGGTTAAATAGTGATAGTTTAGAAACCAATTTGGCTTTTGAGAAGCTAGGGGCAAAGTTGCCTGATTGGGCAGAAAATATGTCTCCGCAAGAAGTGCAAGCTTACAAAAAAGCGGTTATAAACGTAGAGACAAATAAAGCTTTAAATGGAGCAAGTGGGTCTCTTGTGGATAGAAAACAACTAGCACAAAAATCAGTGCAAAATTTAAGCGACCTAAAAACACTGCTTGATAGCCTAAAAAGGGCGAAAGAAAAATATAGCTCTACAAACACTGGGTGGCTTGATACTGCGTTGCATAGCGGGGCAAAATATTTGGGCTTTGACGGCAAGCAAATGAACGATTTTAGATCTGCTCTAAACAACGCAATGCTTTTTGCAAAAGGCGTGTTTGGTGACGGCAAGATGTCAAATTTGCAATATCAGCAACTCATAAATAGTTTCCCAACTGGGGATGAAACAAGCGATAAGGCTTTTGTTTCAAATTATGACGCCACTCTTGACGCGTTGGGGTCATACTATAAAAATACAGTTGAACAAATGCAAAATGGGGGCGTTAATATGAGAGAGTTTGAAGGAATGCTCCCAGAAATACAGTCACAGATTAACGAGCTTTACTACAACCCAAGAGGTGAGCCTAAAAAACAAAAAAACTCACCTCAAGAAGGACGAAGTCTTGGGGCAAACCAAAACAACTCACAAAGAAATTACATAGACGCAAAAACACTTGGCATAAATTTTAGATAGGAAAATAAAAATGGCTTGGATAAAAATACCTGAAAACAAAACCGAAATGCAAATAGGCGGCAACTGGGTAAAAATACCTAGTGGCATGAAAGAGGTTGAGATACCTGATAATTTATTGGGCGCACAACCAGCAACAAATAGCGCACCAACTTATGCGCCGTCTGCTCCTGATATGAGCAAGGCGGTAGATGCTACGCCAAAGGAAAAGACGTGGTATGACAAAGTTGGTGAATTTGCGGATCAAATCTCTCCAATAAATGTCATAAAAGGGGTAGGTAAAGAGTTAGGGGGAATGCTTGAGTATTCTCACTATGACGGAGCTACTGGCAAAGAATTAGAGGCAAAAAAGGCTACTGAAGCACTAGCAAGAGCAAAACATGCAGGCGATGATAGAAACATCATCTCACAGCTTGTAGGCGACGAAAGTAAAGATCAAGCAGTAAAAGAAAGAACCGAAAATTTGCTCTACAACTGGGCTACAAAGAATAACTATGACGATGTAAGAGAGGCTAATGGCAAATATTATTTACAAAAAGGAGATAATTTTATCCCAGTAGATGAGCCAGGTATAGGCGATAGTGTCTCAACCTACCTAAACGAAATGGGCGTGCCTATGGGTGCGATAAGCGTAGCTTCAGCCCTTTTGCCAACCAAGAAACTAAGCACAACACAAAAAGCCATAAGCACAGCATTAGCAACAGCTGGAGCAAGTGGAGCTGGAGCAGCTATGGACTTAATTGCCGATAAAAGAATACTTGGTGATGAGACAATAAACGGCGATGATTATTTAAAACACGCTTTACGTGGAGCAAGCGATGATGCTTTAATCTCAGCTCCACTTGCAACAATGACATCGCCAGCAGTTAAAGAAGCACTAAAAAAAGGAGTTAGCAAGGCTAGTGATTATTCAATAGTAAAACCAGTTGCAAGATACGTGATAAATGACAATATCGGCGGAGCACAAAAAGCAATAGCGGATAAGTTAGGCGGCGAAGCAAATGTCGCAGCGGCACAAAATTTATCCAAAGAAGCTCTTGATGAAGATATGTATAAAGCTCTACTAAATGACGACAAGACTTACACTTTACCAAATGTTGGCAATGAGAAGATACAAAAAGGCATAAACTACGTAAATGAAAACATAATCGCCCCAGCCCAAAAAGCTACAAGAGATATAATAAAAGGCGACAAGATAAAAGAGCAAGAGATGGATTTGCTTTTAACCGCTCTTGGTAATGACGCAAAGGGAGCTGAAATAATCGCTAACACAGTAGCAAATGATCCTAAGAGCTTTTCTAAAATCTATAAAATGTCAAGCGACTTAAATGCAGATGCCAAAAATACCCTTTTAAATATGGTAGATAAGAAAAAGACCGCTGACATTTTAAGCGGATATGAGAAACGCACAAAAGATAACTTTGACGAGGTGATAAACGCTCTTGACGATGCCTTTGCAGGCAAAGAAGCAAGCGCAAATTTACTACAAGCAAAGCATGAACTTGGCACTCAGGCGCTAAGACTGCCAGCAGGGTATAGAGATAGTACCTTGGAGCTATTAGGAAATACCAAAGGCTTTAAAGGGCTTAACGAAGTAAGAAACGTGCTAAGTGCTGATATGGCAAGACTAACTGCTCCTGATGCTATCACAGCAGGCACTAAAAAAACACTTGGCAAGATGATAGAAGCAGTAGATAATGCAATAGACAATGTCGCCGAGCAAGCCTTTAATAATCCAGCTCTTAGCCAAAAAGCAAAAGATGTGCTAAAGCAAGCAAGGAGCGAATATGCTCTTTTTAAAGAGCTTCAAAACTCTAAAATTTACCATGATGTAATGGGTGAGCTAAAGAGTAGTGGCGATATAACAAACTCACTTTTAAAAGCACTTAACGCTGAAAACGGGCTTGATTTTAAAGCACTTACATCTAGGCTAAGCAGTAGCGAGCAAGAAGCCTTAGAAACGAACCTAATACGTGGGGTTATAGAGAAATTTAGTAAAGACGGCATAACTGATTTTTCTAAAGTAAGCGCTGCTTTAAAAGATGCTCCGTTTGAGAGTAAAAGAGCGGTAGAGATCATGAGCGAGCTAAATAAAAAAGCCCCTATACTAAATAATACTTCAGCACTGCTTGAAAAACTAACAGCCATAAATCCAAAAGCCAAAGAGCTACAACAAGGCATAGGGCATTCAGTAACTGGGGCACTTAAGACAATGAAGAGAAATTTAGCCATTGAAAGGTTAAAGTCGCTACTACCAGTTCTTGGAAATGACGCAGCTTTAAAAAATCATATAAGAAATGCAATAAATAATGCAGGCGATCTAAAAAGTGTTATTAATAATCTTGAAAAGATAGAGATAAAAGATGTGCCAGAGAACTCAACCAAACTACTAGAAGCTTTTAAAAACGAGGTAAAGGCGTTAAGAGAGGAGGCTCAAACTGGAGAAATAAAAGGCGATGGCTTCATCACCAAAGAAAGCCCAGCGCCAAAGAGTGATTTAAATGTAAAAATGGACTTAGCCCCAAATGTAAGAGATTTATCAAAGATAACAACTGAAGAAATAAGCGCTGATTTAGATTATCTAGCTAGCAAGCACCCAGAAATGTTTAGTAAGCCAAGCGATGTTTTTAGGCTGATTAGAGAGATCAAAAATGAACCAACGCATTTTTTTAATAATAACAGACTTGATTATGCGTTAATAGTCAAAAGGGTTGGCGACAATAAAATAGGCAAGTTGGCAGTTGATAAAGAAAGTGGCGAAGTAAAACATGCGACAAAAGTAAAAGAAAAAGATATAAAACGTCTTGATAGGATTAGCAGAGAAAATTCTAAAGATGCTGGCATTATCCAAACTTTCATCCAGCCAGGCAGCAAATCAAATAGCGAGCTTGGGCTGCCAAATGAGATTATACCAAAACAAACACAAGAATTAGATAAAACTTTTAAAAACCAAAAAGACAAAAATACTAAAACTATCAACGCGAGCCCACATATCGCAAGTGGCTTACTTGGTGGCATAGCAAATGGTGCTGATGAAAACGGCAACGTTAGCCCTGAAGAGTTTGCAAAGGGATTTATATATGCATTGTTTGGGTCAAAGTTTAGTGCTTCAGCAGTTAAACGCATAAGCCCAGAGCTTTATAATTCTATTCTTGGGCTTGGCAAAAAGATGCCACAAATGGCAAAAGATAATCCAAAATTATTAACTAAAATTTATGGATCAGCAAAGAGCAATAGTATAAATTCTTTTGCAGGAGAAAAAGCACTTAACGCTAGCGCCAATAAACTCTCAAAAGCCAAAGCTATGCTAGAAAAAAGCGAAGATGAAGTTAAAATTTGGCAAAGCACTGGTTGGTATAAAGATAAAGATAGCGCTTGGAAGTTTGAGATAGATGATAGCCCAGCTAAAATCAAAAATCAAAACGCAGATAAATTAGGTGACTTACTGGAGCATAAGGAGCTATTTAAGGCATACCCTGAGTTAAAGGATATAAACGTAGTAAAAATAAAAGATGAACTTTACAATAAAAACTTAAAGGATTGGCACAAAGAGAGCTCCCCACTAACTAAAAACACAGATGGAACCCCAAAAATTTTTTATCATGGGACTAAAAAATCAAATATAAGCGAGTTTGACCAAAAGTTTGATAAAAGTAAGTGGGGGTTTTTCTTCGCAACTAACAAAGAGATAAGCGAGCCATATTCAAAAGGGCGATATGGACTAAAAGAACCAAATAGCGGAATTATGGAGGTATATATAAACGCTAAAAAGCCTTTTGATTTAAGAGAAGAAATTACAAATGATACTGCCAAAAAATACCAAGCGTTGCTTGGAAATTTAGCAAAAAGAGACGACATAAAAAATAGTGTTGGGAAAAATCTTTATGAATATATAAAAAATACTAACCTAAAACAATATGATACAAAGGCAAAAGCATTTAAAGATAAATTGCAAAAGGCAGGATATGATAGCATCATATTAGACGATAACGTAATAATTGCATTTAACCCAAACCAAATAAAACATGTAAAAAACAATGGAAATTTTAATAAAGAAAATGACATTTATTCATTAGGGGATAAAGGCTATTATGATCCAGTTAAAAAAGAAATTGGACTTAGTGAAATAGCAGATAAATCAACCTTAATGCACGAAATCCAACACGCCATACAAGATATTGAAGGGTTTGCGAAAGGAAGCAATGCAACTGATAAAAAATATGCTCTATATCATGGTGAAGCTGAAGCGAGGAATGTACAAAATAGGCTCGACTTAAATAAAAAAGGCAGAGCTCATCCGCATGAGACTTTTGATGTAAATCCAAACGAGACATTTGTAAGTAGAGAAGATGGCGTAAATTTTAGTCAAAAATTGCCTGAGTTAAAAGAAAAACGAGGCATCTATAATGTCACATATAACGGTAAATTTTCAACTCCAGTTTATAAGGATTTAGAGGATGTAGAGGGAGCGGTAAGATATGCGATAGGAAATAAAAACAAAGGGGCTAAACATATCGAGATAAAGCATTTAGAAGACACAACAAAGGAAGGTTATGTTACGAAGCAAGAACTATTAAATATGGGCGAGAATATGCGTAAATTTATAAAAGAATATAAAGAACCATTTATAAATGATCGCAAAGCAAGGCTTTATGAATGGGAAGATAAAGACGGCGTGAGATTTAGGCTTGTCATAAATGACATAAAGGATAAAAACGGAGGAAGCGGGATACACTCCGCAATTACTTCAACCTCCGCTAATGATGATATTATAACCTTTTATTCTGATAGAAATCTAAAAGAGCCGATGAAGTTTGAGAACCCAAAACTTAAACTACTTGATGCGATAGACAATAGTAGCGACAAAGTTAGTGCAGTTGAAAAAATATTGCTCAATAAACATATAAGCGACGGCGTAAAAGCTAAAGCAGTTAATAGACTAACTAAAAATAAAATTAGTCAAGGTGCAAAAACTAGCTACATTTCTACTAAAAACTCAAATAACAATTAAAAGCCCTATCTTTTAGGGCTCACTTTTTTTAAAAACACTAAATTTTCTCTTTGATTTTCTCAAAATTGGGTAGATTTGACACAGCTACAAATGATAAATTGCCATTAAATTGCATAAAAGGAGCAAAGAAATGGCAATAACAACTACTGGGTTTCAAGCCCCAGCTACAAAACGTGAAGGCTTAAAGCCCTCAGTCTATGAAAACATAATCTTAATAGGTGCTGACGAGACGCCTATGCTAAGCCTTATTGGCACTTCAAGTGTAAAAGGCATAGAGCACTCTTGGCTAACTGACAGCTTAGCTGCCCCAAAGAAAAACGCACAACTTGAAATATCAGATTTTGACGATCAGATCAAATCAAGCGTGCAAAAGACTTCAAACGCAGTGCAAATTTTCACTTCAAACGTTAGCGTTTCAAGAAGTATGCAAGCAGTAGCAACTTATGGTGGCAAAGAGCTAGAGCGCGAGACAGCTAAAAGAGCAAAAGAGCATAAGCTAGATATGGAGTATGCTATCTTTGGTTTAGGCCGTGATGTTGATGTTAAAAAGAGCGTGTTTAAAGCACCGACTGTTAGAACGGATGCAACAGCTGGCGAAATGGCAGGCTTATTTTACTTCTTGGCTAAGGGTGCGGCTGCATTTGCAAGTGGTAAGCGTGGCAATGTTGTAGCATTTGATAGCTCAGGCGATTGGAAAGGCACTCCAGCAGCACTAACTGAAACTATCTTATCTCAACTACTTCAAAACATTTGGGACGCAGGCACAACTCCAAAAGATGTATTCATTGGTGCTGATCTAAAGCCAGCTATCAACAAAATAGCTACTAGACAATTTGGTAACGAGAAAAACATCAACTCTAGCGTTGTTAGCCTTGACACTGATTTTGGTAGGGTAAATTTTAGACTTCACCGCTTCTTAAGTCCTAAATATGGCTTGGGTGATTGTATCATTGCGGGCGACTTTGACTACATGAAAAATGGACTACTCGTGCCAACTGAGTTAAAAGACGTGACTACTTCAAAAACAGCTATACAAAAGAGATACTACACAGAAAGTTGTATTGAAGTAAGAAACGCAGACGCATTTGCAATAGGCGTTGGCTTAAAGGCATAACAATGCTTTGTACTGAAGCCAAAAAACATTTGAGCTTTAAAACGACAGCAGGGGTTAAACTCCCTGCTGATGATATGCTTGGCTCACTATTTTTAGAAGCTATGCTTTTTTGCTGCGATAAGTGTGTGCCTAACGTCCTTATTAGGCGAGTGGGTAGCGAAGAGACGCCATATAGAAACTCAAAAGAAGATACTTTTATTTGCGTGCCAGATATACCAAATTTTAATAATCCAAAAGAGCATTTGCAAATAGACGAGCCTTTGAGTTATGCAGTGATTAACTACGTAGCTTTTTTAATAAACAAAGACACTTATTATCGCACATTAGCACTTGAAGCGATAGCTGACTACAACGCAAATGAAATGAGTGACTATGACCGAATATGATTTATTTAAAGTTTTAAAAAACGCAAGAGATTTAAGCAAGATAGACCTTTTGCGTTTTTTTAAAGAATTCGCAGAAAGAATAAAAAAGATAAAAGATACAGCAAAGGCTAAAAAATGGTAACAATAGAAGAATTGAAGCTTGGGAATAAGACATTAGAAGCACTTAAATTTTTGCTTTTGCAGATCAATGAGCTTGATGTGATCCTCAATGAACTTAATTTTGAAGAGCTAAGAGAGGCTAACACCCAAGCCAAAACGCAGATAGAAATATTAAATAACATAAAAACGTTAGTGTTAAACGCCGAAAAATCAATATCTCAGGTAAAAGCGTCAATTGATAGCAGAAGCGAGGAAATAAATACTACCAAACGAGAAATAGAAGATGTAAAAACCAACATTATGAAAGTTAAAGATGATGCTACTTTAATGCATGGAGATATTTCAAGCAAAACCGAGAGGATAGAGCAAAAATATAATGAGATTGGCGAGATAAAAAAAGAAGTTGATAGAAAATTTGATGATATTAAAAACATAGAAAATCAAAGTCGAGATATAGCTAACGAAATAGCTAATAATAAAAATATCATACTAAGAAAAATAGATGAAAATATAAATACTCTAAATAATACTATTTCTAATATCAATATTTTAAAAAGCGAGACTTTACAAGAGATAGCCACAACTAAAGCTAGTGTAGATACAAAAGCCAATGAAGCCCTTAATACAGCCACATCATCTCTAAATGAGATTAAGACTATCCTTAATGACTTTAAAGGCAAACAAACGGAGTTAAATGCTCTTAAGGCAAACCTAGAGATCCTAAAGAGTAGCCTAGAGAACCTAAACAAATCAGGGCTCATCAATGACACCCAAGCAGGTGTAGCTCAAACTTACTCTAGCAATAAGATTAATAACCTATTACAAGGAGTGCTAAGAGAGAGTGACGCAGCTGAGAGTAATGCTAATGGTAAGCTTGTAAGAAGAAACGCACAAGGCAATATCTATGCTACTAACATCTATCTTAATGCAACAACAAAAGCTGAAGTGAGCGATATAAAGAACTCTTTATCTACTGACAAGTGGAGATTTATTGTAAGAGATACTGGGGAAGGCTTGCTTAGGTCTATGTCTATCAAGGACTTTATAAGCTCCCAAGAGATTGATGCTAAGTATCTTAAGACAGCAGCTGCAAATCAACCTAATGGCTATCCTCAGCTTGACACAAGCAGTAAGATAGCAACAGAGCAACTCCCAGCCAATATAAATGCGAAAACATTAGACGGAAAGGAGAGTAGTTATTATGCCTCAGCATTCTACCTTAATACTGAAATAACCAACTTACGAAGCTTAGTCTCACAGACACAGGGCAACCTTTATTACAAGGTAGATAAATCAACTATCTTAGAGGGGAACACCGGCAAAATAAAGATGAGCGCACTCCCTGACAATATAGCGCTACTAAAAAATAGGATGCTTGAATTAAAAGTTATCCCAGTAGATGAGGGAATGCAGAAAGAAAACACGAACACCTTAAGTTTCTCAAACTTTAGTTGTAGGCATTTTGAGATTACAGTGTTTCGTCAAGGCGTATTTTCAATGTATGCCAGAGAAGAGCAAGTGGGTCGCACAGGGGTCATTGTATTTAAAGAGGCGAAAAAGATAAGTGGTTGGAGTAGTAACGTTATTTGGCGTGAAGTGCCAACCGACCTAAAAGACGTAGAGGTTATGGCTTACTTTGTAGCAGCAGCAGATAAGATTTATATGGGGAGGGCGTAATGAGCTTCTTAATAGGTTGTGGGGGTAGTGCTCCTAGCCCTATAACCCCTATATACACACCTAGAGATATTAACTTAGCTTTGTCTTTAAGTCAGGGGGAGCAAAAGACTATAACAAAAAAGAACATACAAGAAATACTAGGTGGCTCTCTAGCTCTACCGGGTATTATAAATGTGGGCTTCAATATATCTTTAAACTATCGCTTTTTCTCGGACGGTAGCACTGTATGGCTTTTAGAAAATGGGGAGAGAAATAATGCAGTTGTTTTAGGCTATGTATGGACAAGTAGTGGCGACCTTCGCTTCTTGTATAACGGAAGCTCTAAAAACCTTATACACTCCCCCTATACTCGTGTGACATCTTGTTATCCTTTTAATACAACCCCTAATAATGCCTTGGCTAAGTACTACACAGATCAACACGCTGCTTATGGAGAGAGGGATGTGCTTCACTGGTCTTTTAAATATGACCTAATAAAAGAAGAGGGGCAAAATTTCTCTTTAGTCTTTAAAAGAGGCTCACAAGGAAGAGATGATTATATAAACACCAAAGGCAGTAGCCTCATCTCTAGTAGTTATGTTGGGGGAGACCGCTTATGCGCCTCTAACTTTCTTATACCTAAAGAGAAAAGAAAGAATGAGTACATAATAGGAAAGTGGGATGATAGCCTAAATAGTGCTAAGTTTGAAGCTTCTTTCTTTGAAGAAGGTAGCGATGAGGGCATAGAGCCTTTAATAGCAAGCATAGAGGAAGCCCCAAAAGAATATGTTACCACAGCTAGCAAAGGCAATGTAGATTACATAGTTACTTTTCAACTCTATAAAAAGAATGAGAACATAGTTATGAAGGCGCAGGCTTATCCAAAGGGGCATAAAGATAACTTTGTAGATGTTGTAATAGCTTCATTAAAAATAAACTAAGAAAGGGCAGAAATGGATTTATATAACATAAGTGAGGGGCGCATAGAGAACAAGCCTTATGTAATAACCTCAGAGGGCACTCTTTATACTAGCTTTCTAAGCAAAGAAGAGCTTAAAAAGCTGGACTACTTAGTAGTAAGCTATGATGAATACCCTGTAAATACCGATGAGTTTCAAAAGGTAGTCCAAGCTTCTATGATTGATGATGATGTCTATAAGGTCTCGTACAAGATAGTAAATAAAAACCTAGACGAACTAACAGCACTTTTTAAAGAAAAAACACAAGAGCTACTAGATGCTAAAGCAAGAGAGCGAGGGTATGACGATATACTCTCTGCTTGCTCTTATGCAGGTTATGACAATGACTTTAGAGCAGAAGGAGAAGCCTTTGGTATTTGGAGGGCTAAGGTTTGGAAGTATGGTTATGCTTTACTAAATGCTATTGCTGAAGGTAAGCATAAGATGCCTAAGAGTTTTGATGAGATTTTAGCAGAGATGCCAACACTTGAGGAGGTACATAATGGCTGAGAAGCTACAAAGAATAGTAGTTAAGCCTTTTGGTAAGGATAACTTTGAGACAGCTAGTCCGTTTAAGTATAAAGACATAGACATACCTGTGGGCTATATAACAGATGGTGCAAGTATCCCTAGAATATTTTGGTGGATGTTTGAGCCTTATAGTCCTGAGTATCTAACAGCCTCTGTGCTACACGACTACCTTACTGATGACGCCCTTAGGCTATATATCAAGACAGGCAATAATAGTGATTTTAAAGTGGCTGATGATACCTTTAGGGAACTCTTGGAGCTCTTAGGCGTAGCTAAATGGAAGATATTGCTTTTCTATTACAGCGTGAGAGCCTATCACATTATCAAATATGGGAGGGATACAAGTGCTAAGTCCTAGTTTATATTTAAGTGGCTTCTTATTGCTTGCTACTTTGTTTCTAGGGTATAGGTATCAAAGCTTAGATAATGAGCTCAGCGTTACAAAGGCTAATCTAAAGGCTAGCGATGAGATGAACCTTAGGCTTAAGGATGAGATAAACGAGCAAGATAGGCTTATCTACCTTAAGCTTGATACCATTGAGAAGGTCAGCAGGCAAAAACAAATAATAGAGATAAAAGCAAATAAAGTCAAAGAAAGGGTACTAAATGAGGACAAAAAGGATATGTCTAACGCTCTTAACCTTAGTGTTTCTTATGTGCTTGATGGGTTGCGAAAGCAAGCAGGTAGTGCTAAATAAGTATGACAAGATACCAAACTACTTGCTACAAGCTCCTATCATTGCTGATAGAAATGTAACAAACCAAAGCGATGCTGGTGTGCTACTAATAGATGTTTATAGTGGGTATAAGTCCTGCGTAGAACAGCTAGAAGCAATAAAAGATTATGAAACAAAAAGAGATAAATAACAAAAACATAAGGGTGCGTAAATGGAACGAATAATAAAGAGAACTAAAGCCTTTTGGCTAAATAAGATGGTTGTGTTTGAGATAGTCCTATCCGTCCTAATAATGTATGTTTTTACCTATAAATTTTAAAAAAAGGGGCTAGGTAATGGATGATCTTATGGATAGGCTAGGCTTTTACTTTTGGGTGATAATAGTTGGCTTTGTGGGCGGTGTGCTAAGCATTGCAGGGGGCAATGCCAAGGTTGCAAGCGACGGCAAGGCTATCATAAATTTTTTTGTTGGCACTATTAGCTCGACTTTTATATGCTGGGTAGCTTACGAGACGGCATTTTATTTTACTGGAAAAGGCAGTTTTAGCCTGGCAGTTGGTGGCTTTTTTGCGTGGAGAGGCACAGCTTGGGTTAGTGCAGTGATCGACAAAGCAATAGATAAAAAGATAGACAACTTCGGCGATAGCAACTATGACTATACGCCAAGACCACCTCGTGACTATGACGATATAGGAGATGAAAAATGAACTACACACAAGCTTTTAATATTTTAATGAGCTTAGAATTTAGTCGTCCTGAAAAAGCCCTACATAAAAATCCAACAGAAAATGGGCTAACTTTTATGGGCGTTTATGAAGCCGCTCACCCAAACTGGCAAGGCTGGGAGCAAGTTAGGGCAGCTATCAACGCATACGGCGATCTTAAAAAGGCTAGCGTTGCACTATATAATGATGACGCATTAATCGAAAAAGTAAAAATATTTTATAAAAAAGAATTTTGGGACAAAATGAGGCTTGACGAGGTAGATAGTGAATTAAAAGCGTGTGAACTTTTTGTTTTTGGTGTAAACGTAGATACAGTACCAGCGGTTAGGGTTTTGCAAAGGCTTTTAGGCGTAGTGGTGGACGGCATTATGGGCGCCCAGACTCTTAAAGCGTTAAACAACTACGACGAGCGAGCCTTTGATAGTGATTTTGATAGGGCAGAGATTGCCTATTATCGAAATTTAGTAAGAAAAAACCCACGCTTTGGTGTATATGAGCAAGGTTGGGAGAATAGAGCGAGGAGCGTGTAATGGCTGAAAGAAATTTAGGCGACGAGATCGACGAAATAAAAACACAACTACAAACAATTATAAATAAGATCAGTAGCCTTGAAGATGAAACTAGATCGTTACGAAGCTTTACAAACGACCTAAACAACACAATTAATGGCTTTTCATCAAGGATTAGACGAATAGAAACAAATGGATTAAAGAGTGCCGTAAGCGACTTGCGCGATGATCTTGATTTGCAAAGAATAAAAGTAACTAGACTGGAGAGAAAAGACAATGGATTTTAAAAACGCATATTTAGAAAGAACGAGAGAGCTATTAAAACTAAGCATCGGAGCGGACACACCATATCAAGAAACACTAAAATATCTTGATGATTGTTTTGAGAAATACGAGATACCAAATCAACACAGAATAAACGTGCTCTCTCAAATGCTGCCACTAATCACAACGCAATTTACTATTACGGCGATGCAAACTGGGCTTGAGCTAACACAACAAGACCTAAGCTTTGAGTTATCATTAAAAAACCTTGAAAAGCAAGCAGCCGCAATGGATGCAAACATTGAAGGTATAAAAGAACAAACTAGAAACACAAAGCTAAAAAACGACGAGCTTGAAGCACAAGCGGCAGATAAACTAGAAAATTTAAAGGAGCAAAATAACCTTTTACGAGCTCAAATAGCAAAACTTGCAAAAGAGCAAGCACTAGCAGAAAGCCAACAACGAGCAGTAGATAGGCAAGTAATCGACAATAGGATTATTAAATCAATGTCAGTGCTTGGCAACTTCATCGCAGAAAATCAAGCTGGTGGTATGATAGTGCCGTCTGATATGACAAAGTATTTGTTTAATATGGTGCATGCGCTAATTAAAAACGATATAGCGATCGATGAAAACAAAAACTTCACGATGACAAAGAAATGA